GACGATCACTGGATACAGAGAACGGTATTTCATACCGGGTGCTAGAAGTGGCCACGTGGTGTACGAGTGGAAAGAGAAGCAGGAGGCGGAGCAGCGGATCTATGATGCCATATCCGATATCGCCGTTAGTATGAAATCAGAAGACTGGCTGGAACTACCTGAGCGAATTGATCGGGTTGTCCCGATTAAACTGGATGAAAAATCCCGGGAGTTGTACCGGAAACTTGAACGAGATCTTCTGCTGCCAGCTGCCATACCAGGACGCGGATGTAGTCGCCGTTACCGCCGCCGTGTTGTCAAACAAATTGCTGCAGATGGCTTCCGGTGCAGTTTATGACGAGGACAAAGGGGTAAAGTTGATTCATGATGCCAAGCTGGATGCGCTGGAGGATATTATCGAGGCGGCAAACGGGAAGCCGGTCATGGTGTTTTACAACTTCAAGCATTCCTTATCCAGGATCCAGCAGCGATTCCCGCAAGCGCGGATTCTGCGAAAAGGGAAAGACGGAAATCAGGATATAGCAGACTGGAACAGTGATAAAACACCGCTACTTTTACTGCATCCGAAGAGTGCCGGTCATGGGCTTAATCTTCAGGAGTCGAGCTGTCAAACAGTTGTCTGGTTTGATCAGATCTGGAGCCTGGAGGAGGACCAGCAAGCAAATGCCAGGGTACACCGCCAGGGGCAAACAAGACGAATCGTGGTTATGAGACTGGTAGCAGAAGGGACTATGGATGAGGATGCAGTGGGAGCCTTAGAGCGAAAAGCTGCTGGGCAGGATGCCTTGATGGATGCGGTAAAGGCGAGGATCGAGAAAGTGAAAGGTGAATAAGGATGATGGTTCTAAAGTATAAAGGCGAAGAGTTTAGCGCCCGTGCACCGCGTCATATTGGTGGAGGTAGGTATACGTGTAATGCGTTCAAACTAAAGACCGGACGGCCAATAAAAAATCATGTTACGTTGAATGCTTTGGGGCAAATGCTGATACGAGGAGGTAAGTGGTGATGACGAAGCAACAACTAAAGGGGTTTTACTGGTCACAACGAAATATTGAAAAACTCGAGGCTAGGATAGAAGAACTGTTTGCAGTTGCTACTAAACAAACAACCAGGATTAAGAATGACACTGATTTTATTCATGGTACTGGATACTCTGATCGGCTAGGAGATGTAATGGCTGAAATAGCAGATCTCCGGGAAGAACTACAGAGACAAATTCAAGATGCTTACATGTTACAGTTAAGTATTGAACATGCCATAAAAGATCTACCAGAAAGAGAAAAATTCCTTATTCGGGCGAGATATATCGAGCGTAAGAGCTGGGAAAAGATCGCAGTTGATATGAACTATAGCTGGAAGCAGACACATAGAATTCATTCAGATGCATTAAAGTTATTAGCCTAATAACAAAGATGACACACAATGACACACTCGTCTGTGATATTATGTTAACAGGTAAAGGCGTGGAGAAACCCACGTCTTTTTCTATTTCCTTTTTTAAGGTGGTGATACCGTGGAAATTAGATCATGCCGAGATTATATGGCGCTATATGCAGATGCAAAAGTTAACTGCAAGACATGCGCTAAGTATGATAAAGAGATAGAGCGTTGTGCTGATGAGGCTGGTGTTATCCAGAGATACGAAGAGAGCCCTAAGTTTTAAGGTGTTGGATCGTATGATGCGGCAGAACCGAGGAGTTCAACTACGGGAGTAAAGGAAGTGGTATGGGTGGCATTGACACCAAAGCAAAAAGCATTTGTTGAGAATTATCTAATCGATCTAAACGCGACTCAGTCGGCCATTCGTGCAGGGTACTCCTCTAAAAGAGCTTCAGAAATTAGTTATCAATTGCTACGGAAAACTACAGTTCAAAAAGCAATTGAGGGGGCTATGACTAAACGATCAGCGCGAACAGAGATCACGGCCGATATGGTGCTCCAGCGTTGGTGGGATATAGCAACAGCGGACCCGAATGAGATTATCCATTTACGGCGCGTCTGTTGTCGGTATTGTTTCGGGGTAGGCCATCAATACCAATGGCGCGATGAGGGGGAGTACCAGCAAGCGATACAAGTTGTGGTTAATGCGGCTAAAGAGCAGGATAAGAAACCGGTTATTCCATCCGATACCGGGGGCTATGGTTATGATCGATTATTACGCCCGCATCCCGAATGCCCGTATTGTCGAGGCGAGGGAAACGCGGATTTGCACGTTGAAGATACCCGGGATCTAGGACCCAAGGCAAAGTTGCTATATGGTGGAATTAAGCAAACAGCAGCAGGGATTGAGATCAAAATGAAGGACCAAGACAAGGCGTTGGAGAACGTGGCCAGGCATATAGGCATGTTCACTGACAAGATCGACATAAACGGTTCAATGGTTATTTTCAAAGGCGAAGACAAGCTGGAAGATTGATTGGGTCCCATAATGAGCACTATGGCAAGTAGCAATATTATGTGATCCTCATATTTGCTCATATTCAGCCTTGAGAGTCGTTTTTACACGTTTTTGATTCTCAATATAGAGGCATTTAAAACGTGTTTTGAGTCAAATTGCAAACTTTGATTATCTCCTGATTACTCCGATTTACTATACTGTCCATAACCGAGGTGAGAGGCGGTGAAAACCGAAGAAATAAATTTGCCTGAAGTCATCGGCAGAGGCTACGGGGCATTCTGGCACAACAAGAATCGTTATCGAGTTCTCAAAGGCGGCAGGGGCTCCAAGAAATCAGTTACAACTGCGCTATGGTTTATATACAACATCATGAAGCATCCAAAGGCTAATGCTGTTGTAGTGCGTAAGACGTTTAATACACACAAAGATTCGACTTTTGCACAGCTTAAGTGGGCGGCTAAACGTCTTGGTGTTTATAATAAATGGCGATTTACCCTGAGCCCTTTAGAGTGCGTTTACGTGGCGACCGGCCAGAAGATCCTCTTCCGTGGCTTTGACGACCCTCTCAAGCTCACGTCAATGACTGTAGATGTCGGTGTCCTTTGCTGGGCGTGGATTGAGGAGGCCTACGAGATAGACAGCTCAGACGACTTTGACACATTCGATGAGGCCATACGTGGCGAAATGCCCGATGGGTTGTGGAAGCAGGTTACACTCACATATAATCCCTGGATAAATAGCCACTGGACAAAGGACCGTTACTGGGATAAGAAGTACCCAGATACGTTTAGGCTGACGACAACATATAAATGCAACGAGTGGCTAGATGACCAAGACAGGAAAAAGATAATAGACTTAGAGTTTAGCAACCCGGACCGCTACAAAGTAGTTGGTCTTGGCGAGTATGGTATACCCGGTGGAACGTACTTTGACGAGTTTAGGACAGATATCCATGTTATAGAACCTTTTGTTATTCCTCCTGAGTGGAAGCGATACACGACTAAAGACTATGGCCTTGATATGTTGGCTAACTATTGGATAGCAGTAGATTCGCACGGTAAAGCATATGTCTACAAAGAGTTATATAAAAGCAATTTTATTATCTCTGATGCCGCAAAGGAAATTAAGCGGATTAATGGTGATGAGAAAATATATCAAAAGTTTGCACCACCTGACCTCTGGAATAGGCGGCAAGAAACAGGTAAGAGCGCGGTGGATATATTCCGGGAGAATGGGGAGAACCTTATCAAGGCGAACAATGATAGGGTACAGGGTTGGTACAACCTCAAAGAGTGGCTTAAACCTTACCAGGATGAACAAGGCATAACGACGGCGAATCTTGTATTTTTCAAGAACTGTGTCAATCTCATCCGTACTCTACCACAGCTGCAGCATGATGAGGTAGACCCCAATGATGTTGCAACGGAGCCGCACGAACTAACACACGGTCCGGATGCGATACGCTACTTCATTGCTGGCAGGCCAAGGCCAAACACACCACAGAAGAAGAAAAAGCGAGACGACTTCTTCGACCGGGAGCCAAGAGAAACAGGGGAATTGGACCAAAGCTATATTAATATGACATTACGGAGGTAAAAGATGTTTGAGCAAATCATAGATCTAGGCATTTGTCTATTTCTTTTTTTATGCCTTATTCTGGCTTATATAACGGGCATAAAGCACGGCAGAGAGTTAGCGAAAGGTAATGTACCCAAGCTACAACTTAACCCTGTAAAGCCTATTCTAGAGGCTATCGAGCAGCACAAAGAAGAGAAGAAAGCTGAAGCCTTGACGGATGAGCTGACAGAGCTTATGAGTTACAACAAAGCGAGTGCTTTAAAAGCCGTAAAAGATGAGAGGTGATCAGATGCAACAAGATTATACGCAGGAGTGGAACGAATACACCGAGGGTATTACCTACAAGAATCGGCTTGAATACTATGAAAAAGTCGATCTAAACTGGAAGTTCTACAATTCTAATCAATGGTCGGGTATTACAACAAATGGATTACCTAAGTGGACGTTCAATATATGTCGTTCAGCCGTCAATTACTTTATCGCCTTTATGACATCTCAAAAACTAAAAATGAAGTATTCGGCTGAGAATATACCCGATGAGCCCCAAGATGAGCAGGAAGTACAGATTAAGCAGGTTGTTGATCTCCTCTCTGGTATGGCAGACATGAAGTGGGAGAAGGATAAGATGGATTCCCTGCTTAAAGATGCCTTATTGGATGGGGCGAACTCTGGAGACATGGTAGCCCATGTGTATTGGGATTCAACGATTAAGACAGGCCAGGATGAAGAGGGAGATTTTAAGACAGAGCTTGTCGATGGTGGCAACGTCATGCTGGGGAACCCGAATAATAAGCTCGTAGAGCGGCAACCTTACATCCTCATCGTTGGGCGAGAGACGGTAAAGGACCTAAAGGAAGAGGCCAAGCGAAACGGTATAGAGGAGGATTTAATTAGTTCCATTGCGCCCGACAGCGAGAACACCTACCAAGCTGGGGAATACGGCAAAGTTGAGCTAGACAGTAAAGGTGATACAGGTAAGTGCTTGGCGCTCATCAAATATTACAGGAAGAGCGGTCGAGTATTCTGGAACAAATCAACTAAATACTGTCCTATTTGCAAAGATAAAGACCTTGGGATAAGTTGCTATCCTGTAGCTTGGGCCAATTGGGAGAGCGTCAAAAACTCCTGCCATGGAATGTCAGCGACAGAGGGAATTATAGACAACCAAATCAGCATTAATCAACTCTTTGCTATGGTTAGTTATTGGATGAAAATGAGCGCCTTCGGCAAGACAATCTATGACCAAAATTTTATCACGACCTGGAGTAATCAATTAGGAGTAGCAATCAAGGCAGACAGCAATGGTGGGCCTATCTCGAATCTGGTCCATCAACTCCAAGCAGGGAACTTCAACGAGGCAATTCTTCGGGTCATTGATATGGCGATAAAGTACACAAAGGACTTTATCGGCGCGAATGATACTTTGATGGGGCAAGTTGATCCTGAACAAGCCTCTGGTGTGGCCATTATCTCCACAGCAAAGCAAGCGTCAATGCCCTTAGTCAATATTTCCATGAACCGTGATCAACTTGTCGAGGACTTAGGTTTAATATGGGGCGAATTTTTTCTGAGGAAATACAATAACCGCAAAGTAAGCATAAGGCAGAAGGGCAAGGTTGTCACAGCGCCGTATAATGCAGAAGCTATTAAAGATATTCTCCTGCAATGTAAAGTCGATGTTGGACCGTCAACTTACTGGAGCGAAATAGTAGGCATACAGGCGCTTGACAGGCTCTTAGAACAGGGACAGATTACCAAGCTGCAATACTTTGAAAGAGTTGCCAAGATGAACCTAATACCTGATTGCCAAGGGCTTATAGATGATGCGCAAGCAGAAATAGAACAAGCGCAAGCAGGAGCAGACAAGGAAGCGCAGTACGAGCAGATGGCGCAATGGTTAGAGCAGCAGCCTCCCGAAGTGCAGCAGCAGATTAATAGTTTACCGAGTGAACAGAAAGAACAAGCGATTATGCAGATGATACAGGAGCAACAAGGTCAGCAGATGAGCCAATAGGCTCTTTTTATATGCCTAAATAAAAGCCCAACCATAGGCGAAAGGATGATTATTCAATGTTAGAAGGCACACCAAGCCAAGGACCATTAAAGATGAATTTACAGTTATTCGCAGAGGGTGACCCGACACCAAACGATCCACCCGTAGACCCAACACCAACAGACCCAACACCAACAGACCCAATTCCTACCGATCCTTCATCGGCAGATCCGCCAAGTGATCCGACCCCACCACAGGACCCGGAACCACAAAAGATCAAAATCAAGTTCAACCATGAAGAAAAGGAAATTCCTTACGAGGAAGCCGTTACACACATCCAAAAAGGTATGAACTATGACAAAGCAATAGAACGAGCAAAGCAAGAGGCTACCGATACATGGATAGCTAACCAGGGCTACGAGTGGAACGGCAAGCCCATCACAACCGAAGCAGAGTATCAACAAGCTCTTTCAGAGCAAGCCGAACAGCAACGCAGGGCAT